CGAAGTGCGGGGAACTGCTGCATTAGTGCATCTCTCTGGCTTCTCGGAAGTTCATAAAATCTTCTTGAAGTTCCTGCCATAGCGTGCCCTATTGGGAATAGTATCTTGTGTGCAGTCCAGTAGGGCCTAAGTGCTACCTTAGATTCCTCAAAAGCCTTAATAACATCTAGCCCCTCAAGCCAGAACTGGCTGCGGTCTACAAGGTACTGCCATTGTTCGTCATCTACCTGATAGTCTTCAAAGAATAACTGCTTGCTAGTTTCAAAACTTGCATAGTTGTAATTACCATCCTCGTCCATATGATTAGGATTATGTACAACTTCAGACTGATAAAGGTCATACAATATATCTAGCTCAAAGGCTACATCCTTTTTTGACCTACCATTTCTTATCTGTACAAAGTATTCCTTTAGTGGATGGTATCTTGGAGCGTTTAGTAACGCGCCGTTAGATGCCCGGCGTGAGTACTTAACCTCACCAATAATACGATTTAACTCCATACCATCTATAACGCCTGTCTGGAATTGATTCTGTGCATTGGCAAGCCTCTGCTTATGTGCTAAGTCTAGAGAACTCTTCTCTTGTTGGTACTCTCGGAATAGCCTGTTATTACCCTGTGCTATAGGACCATAAGTCTCTTCGTAGTTCTGCTTGGCACTTAGTACTGTAGGGTTATAATCCTCTATCAACATCTTTACTATTTTGGGTGCTGCAATCCAACTAACTTCCGCACCCGCTCTTAGCTGCTTATCTCTCCATTCCTTAACTTCTGGCTTCTCCCAAGTATTAATAGCTCCTTCACGAGCCTTAGCTAGCTTATCGAAGTCACTAATTCTATATGCCTGCAGTCCAAATAGTTCTGCAGGTATAGCAGCAGCTACACCCCACCCTGAAGTAACACTTATATCCAACCAGAACGGTAATGGCTGTCTGGATAAGTGTAGTATATTTTCCTTTACATTCCACTCACCATTAAAATCTCTCAGGGGGTCTCCAGTAAAGGTTCGTCCTGCAAATATATCTACCAAGTAGCCTGCACCCGGTGCTAGTTGGGACCTACCCTTACGCTGCATCATTTCCATCAAAGGATTGTTAATCCAGTCTTCCTGTTCAACATAGTCCTCTTCACCCATAGGCATCATGGCTAAGTCTGCAGCTACACGGAATACTGTCCACCA